CGATGTCAGCTTTCTTCGCAAGCGACATGTCGCGCGCGACTTCGTAGTCAGGGAAATGAATCGCGGAGTCCGCGAGGCGCCGCGTGTCTTGAATCTGGCGCTCCAGGCGATCGAATTCGTTCTCGTGAATCTCCGGCAGGAAGCGGCCCTGATTGCGGATGTCCGCGGGCTGGGTGAGCGGGATCACGGTGCGAATGTCGATGGTGTGGCCCGCCGCAGGCGCCACGGTGAACGTGACGCTGCCGCCTTCGCCGGTCGTCGAGGTCGTCACCGAATAGTCGGTGACCAGCGTCTTTGTGGTCGGCACGCCGGTCGCGTCCAGGATGTCGCGCACCACGAGATCGGTGTCGGCGAAGATTTTCATAGAAAAGTTGTATACGGTTGACACGCCGTTTCCTGCAGCGCGCGCCGGGGTTCCATTGCTTGAGACCGTCATGTCAGCACTCTCCTACTCTCCGGCCGCCGAGGCAAGCCGGGGCGCGTTGCTAGGCAAGGTTTCATTGGGCTCCCACCAATACGTCTGCCCCCAATCCCGGGCGGCGGCAGAGCGTTGGCGCGCGAGATATCCGGGGCTCAAGGTTTCCTGGAGGTCGGCGAACCCGGCGTGATCGATTGCTGAACGGAGGTACCAGAGCGAAAGAAAGGGAAGATTCTGGCGAGTGAAGCGGAGAAGTTCTGCGCCGAATTTTGAATCCTTTCCCTGCATCTCTTGACCGAGATTGCCCAGCGTCACATTGAGTGCATCGAGAGCTGTTCCGACGACAGGGCCAGCCAAATTGCTCCAGTTAGGCTGCCCGCCGCGCGAGTTGCCGCCCATGCCTGAATATAAAAGGTCGCCGAAGATCCCCAAGCCGCCGCCTTGCGCGAACGCGGCGCCCCAAAACTTTCCAGTCGTGGCATCGCGTGGGTTCTTGCCGCTCACGATGTCCTTCAATTCCACGGCGAGCGCGCCGAACAGCGTGAGGCTCGTCATCAAACCAAGGCTATATGCAAACTTGAGATGGCCGAAGCGCGAAGGCGGTAGTGACTTGATGCGCTCGATGTTCCGCAGCACCACGGCCAACGGGAAGCTCTTGAACAGCATCAACGAGCGCCCGAGTTCACCGCCGAACGTGCCCGCCTGGTGGCCTTGCGTGATCGCGGCGCGCGTCAACACGTCAGGGGCGATGACCGCGGTCTTGGCTTCGTTATCGATGAAGCCCAACATGGCGGCGGTGGCGTGATTGATCTCGCCGTCCGTGAATCCCTCGACGTCGCGGATCGCGTTCGCCGTGAGCAGGTCGCGACCGCGGATGTTCTCCGGGACCGCGGCCTGCCAGATGCTCCAGTCCTTCGGCGTAATGCCGCCGGTCTTCAGGCGATTGCGGTCGAAGTCGGAGAGCGCGCCCCAATCGGTTTGTTTGAGCGTCGCCAAGTGATCCTGCAGCATGAGCCCCATGCCGGAGCGCAGGCGCTGCGTCCAGCCCTCGACGAGCTGCAGCTTCATCGTGGCGTTGGCGATCTTCTCGGCGCTAAACCAGTCCTGACGCATGTTGTCGCCGTGCCAAGTCTGCATCTCGCCCGCGATGCTTTCCACGGCGAGCCCGAGTCGCGCGGCGTCGTCGGTGATCGTGCGGCTCGACACCGACGCCATGAACTCGCGCAACGCGTGCCCCAACGGAATGCCGTTGTACTTCGCCGTGGCGAGCCACGTCGGCGCGTCGTTGATCGAGGAGATCATGATGCCCTGAAGTTTCGTCGCCGACACCCAGTTGCGAATCGAGCGACCCACGGCAGCAGCTCTCGGATTTACCGGCGTCGCCGTGGCGCCGTTGATGGTGTCCCACACCATGTCCGCGGTCGCGCCGAATTTCATGACGCCCTTCACGGGTTTCCCGGCGAGGCGCGAATCCTCGATCTGCGCGGTGTCTTTCAAGAGCGCGTAGGTATTCGCCGAGTTCGCGCCGAACGCCTCCATCATCGCGATGTTCTTGCCGTGCGCCTGCACGTGGTTGTGAATCGCGGAGAACACCGAGCCCGTGCCGAACTCGCGCATGTATCCCAGGTAACTCTCGGCGTCCTTGAAGTGCAGCATGCGGTGGGCTTCGTCGTAACGCGAAGCCCGCGAGCCACCACCTTTCGCGCCTGCCTCCTGACGGATCAAGCCTTCCGTCGACAGCGTGTCATAGGCGTGATCGAGGAACGCCACCATGTCGGCGTCGTTGAGCGGCGCGCCATCGGTGCCCACGAAGCGCTCGCGATCCATCATCGGCAGAATCTTGGCGACCCAGGCGTCTTTACCGGCTTTGATGATCTTGCCGGTGTCGTGGGGCTGAGGTAGATAGCTGTAATCTAGTTGGCCGATATCAGCGCCGGCGGCGTTCTCGCGCGTACGCATTTTCTCGACGACTTCAAGATAGGTCTTGGCAGCTTTCTTGGCGACTGCGTTGCCGGTGTCCTGGCCGTAGACTTCGTGCACGAAATCGCCCACGGCTTGCGCGTTTTCTATGAGCCCAAGGAACTTAGGCTCCGCGGCGTGGAAGGCGTCGAGCAGATTGCCAAAAAGTTCGTTCTTCACGCCGGTGATGTACTGATCGAGCTGCTTGAGGCGCTCGAATAGCGCGGCGTGAAACGGGTTCTTGCCGCCGAGTTCTGCGCTGCGCTCCGTCATGTGCGCGGTCTCGCGCGCCTGCGCGGCGACGTTTGAGAGCTTGCGCTGCACGGCTTTCGCGGCGTCCGCGGTGTCGGTGTCGAGACTGCGCTGGGCGGCGGCTAGAATGCGCTCACTCTGCGACATCGCCTGGAACTTCGGGTCGAGCCGGGAGAGCTGTTTGAGGTTGTCGACGAGACGCGCCTCGATGCGCTCGGCCTCGCCTTTCCCCAGCTTGCGGTTCAGGTACTGCTCGACGGCCTGGATGCAGGGGCTTTTCACGCGCCGTGCCCCAGGAAGCACGTCGCCGCGACTTCGTAAACCCCGGCCTCGTGGACGTCGCGCTCGTAGTCGGCGCGGATCTGGTCCGCGGCCTCGGCGACCGTGGTCTTGACTGGGTTGCCGTCTGCGTCCACGCCGCTGTAGATCACGGCGTCTGGCTGGCTGTCGGCGAGCTGCTGCAGGGCGTCGAGTTCGGGCAGCGTCTCGCCACCGGCCTCGGGCTTCGCGGCAAGGGCGTCCTTGAGGGAAAGACGGGAGACCGGCGGATTTACTCCTTGACCGGGAAGATCACCGGGTGCGGGAGAACCCCGAGGCGCTCCTGGTTGGCCTTCATTGCCGCGCGCATCTCTTCGGGAGTTGCCGAGGTCAGCGCCTTGCGGATTTCTTCCGGCGAGGGTGGCGTCCACTCCCGCGCGGACTGCCCGGGCGGTTGTTCCTTGCTCATTGATCTGACTCCTTTGACGAAAGGAATTATACCCGGATTCGTCATGGATTTTCAGCGACTTACCAGATTCCTGGGAGGCCAACATGCGCGGCGCCGAGCCTTCCGGCACCTCGTTGTCATAAAGAGTGGTGTGGTCGGCTTCTGCGGCCAACTTCTCGAAACCTGCGGCGAACCCCTTGTGCGCCTTGAGCAGCTCGCGCGGCGGCACGAATCTCATGGTGCGCTGCGCGCGGCGGTCGGCGCGTCGCACCGCGTTCACGGGGTCCACGGTGACGCCATGCAACTGCACCTCGTAGCCCGCAGCTTTCAACATGCGGATCTCGGCCAGCGCCTTCATGGGATCGGCGAGCGTGCGATCGAGGATGATGTCGGCGTTTTTATGGATCGCCGCGGCGAGTACGCGCTTCGCAAGTGCGCTCGACTCCTCGTGCACCACGGCGGCAGCCCTGGAATCACCTTTCGCGATGATCGCCTTGTACTCCGGGATCTCTGCTTTCAGCTCATCGGGATCGATGTGCACGGCGCCATCGGATTTGATGAGCCCCTTGCTTTCCAAGAAGCGAAGGATCGTGCCCTTGCCTGACGCCCCGCCGCCGCCCATGAGCGTTGCCACCGGCTTGCGGCCTTCCACCGTCTTCGCGCCATCCACCTGGCGCGCCACGATGGCGTCACGCAGCGCCACGCGCTCCGGTGACATATCGGTGTCACGCGAGACGAGCAGTGGGTCGCTGTCGGCGAGCGTGCGCGGCGGCACGGTGGTGCCGAAGTTTTCGAGGTCGAGCACGGGGTCGGGATACGGCACGTCCTTGGGCAGTCCGGCCTCCACGTTGGCCGCCGCCTGCCGTGACGCCTCGATCTGCGGTCCAGGCGTGAAGCTCGCGCCGTCGTGCTGCGCCACCTTGGCGCCGACGTCGACGACCCCAGTCGCGGCGAACTGATCGAGGGCGTCGCCAAGCGTATCGGGATGCGCGACGGCAGAGCGCAAATCGGCAGGAGTTCCTGGCGCCGTGCCTTCCGCGAAACTCTTAGCGTTGCGCGCCGTGAGTACGGCATCGATCTGCGTGGGGTTGAGCCGGGGATTGAAACGCGGCGCGGTAACGTGCACCAGCGTGCCGAACAGCAAGCCCGTCAGGGCGTCGGTGGACGGCGAGGTGGCGTCGACGCCAAAGGCCTTGGCCTGCTCGTCATAGCCCTGCGAGCGCAGGATGGCACCCTCACCGGCACGAGACGCTGAGCCCAGCGCGACATTACCCACAGCTCCGGTCACCATGCGCTGGGCGAGCGTGCCGCCCAAGATGGGCAGCTTGGCGCCGGCCGCCGCCGCCGCGCCTTCGAGAGCCGCGGCAGTTCCCGCCGTGCCTGAGTCCACGCCCTGATCGACGAGTTCCTTGCCGGAGGAGAGCGTGACGCTGCCGGCGAGCAGCGGCGCGCCACCCACAACCAGTGGCGCCGCGACTTCGCCGAGGCCGCCGAGCACCTGGCCCACGCGTCCAACTTCGTTGGCGCGCGGCGTCCACGCATCGCGGGCGTGCTCGCGCAGAAATTCCTGCTGGCCGCGCACCTCGTCGGTCATCGGGAACAGGAGATCTGTGCCCGTGAGCAAAAAGTCGTTGAGATTGGCGACGCCACGCACGAGACCGGAGAACGCGCCGGTAGGAATACCGCGGAGCAGCGGCGAGCCGAGATCCTTGAGTGACTCCACGTTGTTCGCGTTCGCCGCGGCGAGCTTGTCGTCGGCGGTGGCGTCGGTCATGGCGAAGATGTCGGACATCAGTGCGCCTGAAACATCTTGGTGGCCGCATCTTCGGGGGCGGCGAGCGGCTCAGTGGGCGCGTTGAGATCGATGATGACCGGTTTGCCCTTGAGCTTGAACGGCTGGGAACCAGAGGTCATCACGTATTGCCCCCGGATGTTGGTGACACCGAGCGACGGAAAGGCGTCAGTCGCTTCTTCCTGCGACACGCCGCGCGTCTTCATCTCGGCGACGAAGCGCGAGAACACCGCGTTCTCGAACGCATCGCTGTCGTAACCCAAGGGCGGCAAGACATCGCCGTAGCCGTGGAAGTCGACCTTCTCACCCACCGCGGCGCGCATGGTTTCCTGCAGCAGCTTGCCGTCTATCGGCTCGCCGGCTGGATTCAAGCGTCCCGTCTGCGCGCTGCGCCCCACGTAATACGCGTACGCCGATTGCTGGGCGAGTTCGAGGGCGTCCGGGTTGCCGGCGAACGCCGTGCCCACGGAATCCGTAAACGCGGCATCGAATAGCGCCTTGTCTGGCTCGTAGAGGGATTTGACGGGCTTGCCGTCTTCACTCTTCTGCGCGCGCGACTTGTTGACGATGTTCTCGCCGGTCACGATGGTGCCAGCGATGATGCGTTGTTCGGTCTGCTCGTCAGGCGAAAACAGGTGCGTCTTGGTGGTCACGGGATTGCGGCGCCCGTAAATCTGTCCTGCGTACGCCTTCACCGGGGAGTCGGGAGCGATCTGCGCCATGACGGCGCGGTAGCCTTGATCGCCCAACGTGTTGCGCAGAAAATCGAAGGTCTGCGCCGCCTTGTCGGCATCCGCGGCATTCAAGCCCGTGCCGATCTCCTTTGCCTCGTCAGGCGTGAGCATGGGCACAGCGGTTCCCACTTTCTGCGACACCCCGCCACGGATCGCCTCGCGGTTCTTGAGTTCCGCGGCGATGCCAGCCGGGTCTTTGGGCAGCGCGTTGTAACCCAGGTTGTTGTCGACGGCGAACTGCGCGGGGTTTTTCTCGCGTTCCTTCGCGCTCGCCAGTGCGGCGCGCACGACTTCGTTTTGTCGCTGCAAGCCTTCGGCGGCTCCCACGCCACCCTGGACGTCATACTTCTTCACCGTCGCCGCGACTTCCTCCGGGCTCTGCGTGTTGATGAGCTTCAAGTCGAAGCCCATGCGTTTGTCGGCTTCGAGCTGGCCGTGGATCTCAGCGCCCTTGCCGGGGAACGCGGCGTCGATCTGCGCGGGCGTCAATTCCTGGCCGGCGGGCACCGTAAGGCCTGCCTTGTAGCTCGCCGAGAGGTCTGAGATTCGCCCACGTATTGCGGCTTCGTATTCGTTGCGGCCTTCGCGCTGCGTGGCCTCGATGGCGCGCGAGAACTTGAGCTGATCGTCGGCGCTGAGTTCCGACTTCGCGCCAGCGAGATACTTCGCCGCCAGCCCCACGCGTTTGTCGGCCAGCATGCGCTCGATGACGCCGCCGTGAAGCGCTCCAAGAGCCCTCATTGACGACTCGTGCGTCTGCTCCTCGCTCCATCCGCGCACGGCGGCCTGGCCGGCGATCGTGCCAAGCATGTCCTCGCGGCTGCGTTTGAGACTCGCCGGGTCGTTGTAGTTGAGCGCGCCTGATTCAGCGGCAGATGCAACACGGGCTTGGGCGGTTTGGTCTTCGTACTGCGTGCGCTCCTGCAACTCGAAACGGTTGAGCGAGCCTTGCAGGTTCTGGCGATGCTGCAGGCTGCTTTCGAGGTATGCCTGCTGCTGACGTTCGCCGCGCAACGATTTCGCGGTCTGCGTGACGTGATCGTCGAACTCAGCGAGCACGTTCTGACTCACGCCCAACGCATTGGCGCCGCGCTTCGTGAACGCGCCGTCCTCGGGGTCGTAGAGCGCGGTGTTCGCCCAGCTATCGCGCGCCGTGTCGGCGGCGAGCACCGCGGTGCGATCGGCCTGCAGGCGTTCACGCTCCACGATCTGCTGAATCTGACCCAAGCCGCGCGCGAAGCCTGAGGTGTCCGCGCCTCCATTCTCAGAGACGCGCGCGCCGCCGAATTGCGCGGGACGTACCTGGTTCTCGGCGGCTGGGACTCTAGCCATAATACTTGTCACCCGTCAGAATCGGGGAATCCGAGTAGTTAGGAGTCCGCTTGCCGATCTTGCCGATCGCCGAGCCGATCTTGGCGAAGTCTTTCGAGTTGTATGCGCCGGCAAGGCTTGAGAATGCATTCGCGTTCGCCGTCGCCGCCGCGCTCTGCCCGCGGTACAAGGCATCCTTGGCGCCGATCTTCAGACCGTAGGCGTCGAGCGCGGCCTGGTTGCGGATATTCGCGATGTCCTCCTCGCCCAGCGCCGCGGCGTCTTCCTGCAAGGCGAGCGGAGAACCCAGGTTTTGCGCGCCACTCGCGCCCACGATGGCGCGCTGCTTGCCGATGAACTGACGCACCTGGCGCCGCGCGAGGTTCTGGTTGGCGACGCCGGCGCGCAGCGTTTCGTCGGCCTGAAATCCAGACAAAATAGCATTGTTTTTTGCTTGCGCCTGCGCCACCTGCCCTTGATTAATAGAAGATGCGGCACTTACGCCAGCAATGATGAATGGAAGAGCCTGAGGCATCTAGCTACCCAACCTTTGACGCGCGATATTTCGCGCATCTGATATTGCGGCAAATGCGACATTGGCGGCTTCCGTCTGGCGCTCTGTAAAGATTTTCCCCAGCCAACTCATGTCCACGAATGCAAACCACCTTTCTCGCATTCATGGCAGAAATTCCATCACTACGAAGCGTGTTCTCTCTTGGGGTTACGGCCTCAAGGTGGTCTGGATTTACGCATCGCCGCACCTTGCAAAGGTGGTCCAGTTGCAAACCATGAGGAATGCGGCTTTTAAAACACTCGAAAATCACAACATGCGCTCGGCGCAACTTGCCATTGAACCGCGTGGCGCCGTATCCGTTCTCCGAGATCACTCCAGTCCAAAGCCAGCAATCAGGAGTTACCACTACCTTCTCGGCCAGAATTGACTGAATCGTATTTTTTATGCCGTGCGCCATTAGGATGATTCCGACAAGACCATGAGACTGATCCTATCGCTTATCCGCTGACGCTTCACTCCCAGCCAGTCCGCCCATTTCACGACATCGGCGCGATCATGCTCCAGCGCACCGCGCAGCTCCGTCCAGTGCGCGAGGAGTTCGGGGAGGAAGCGCTTGCACATGCGGGCGAACGCGAAGCGGTGCGCGCAAATGTGGGTGGTGCCCGTGATGTAGAACTCGCCGATGCCACCCAGGACGCCTAACGGCATGACGCCGAACATGGCGAGCGGGACGTCTGCCGCCCACATCGTCCAGCGATGCCCGACGCTTTGCGCGAAGTTGTTGGCGACGGCTTGGGCAGGCGTCATGCCGTACACCTCGGCGAGTTCGCGCACGCCGGCGGCGGGAATCGCGGCGGCGACAGGCTCGACGTCTTCTGGGAGTGCGACGCGGATCACTCGCCGAACTCGATTTCGGGAATGATGGCGATGAGCGTCATGGGGAGCGGCGCGCTCTGCCGGATGAACACGCGGCCGTTTTGATCTGGCGTGGTCGGGACGGGATAGGTGAACACCTCGTTGAGCAGGGCCGGCGGATCTTCGAGATTCTCGTTCTCGCGCGGCGGCAAGGGGTCCAAGTGATCCACATCGGGACCGATCTCGATGCCACGCGTCTGGTAGAGCTGCAGACTGATCTGCGGGATGCGTTTGGTGTTGGCGCGCACCGATTCGCCGCCCGGGATGTTGATATCCAGGGTCTCGACATCGCTGTTATAGCCCAATCCCACGAAAATGCTGGCGCCGGGAGCCGTGAGTGCGCCGTTTCCCGATCCATCCAAGGTCTGCGGGTCGACGTCCAAGCCGTCTGCGAGGATGCGCACCGCGGCACCCGCGAGGTGAGCTGCGGTGAACGCGGTGACGGTGATCGCCATGAGCACGCTTACCACGCCGCGACACGACACGGGAACCGTGGTGACTGGCACGCATGACACCACGGTGGGTGACGTGTAAGCCGTGATCGTGAGGCGCGTCCACGTCGCGCCCGCGATCGCCTTCATCCAAAGCTGTTTGCCAACTGAGGCCGGCGAGAATATGGGAAGGCTGACGGCCGTCGCCGTCACGGTGTCCGCGTGATCCCAGGTCGTGCCGCCGGTGAGAGTTATCTGGGCGCCAGACGTCGCCACGTAGGAGCCCACGTTGATCGCGCAGTCCAGGAACAGCGCGTCGAGCGTGATGTCGGCGAACTCGCGCGGCGCGAAGTATTCTATGAAGCGCTTGGGCGTGCCGCCGATCGTGCGTTTCACGATGACGTAGGTCTGCGAGCGCCCGAGATACGGGATGCTGCACGCGCCTTCGAATTGGCCCTGCGTGTCCCACGGCGACCAGCCCAGGACTTCCTGCTCGCGCAGGTAGGAGAGCGTGGGCATCACGCCATCGCTGCGTACGGCGTGCAGGAGTGAGAACGGGTATTGCGCGTAATCCATGCGCTTGACCGTGGTGCCCACGGGGAACAGGTGTTCGGCGAGGATAGATAGCTCGCTGCCCGTGAACTTGTCGTATTGCAGGGTGTAGAGCAGGTCGCGCACGCGGCGCCCATCGGTTTGCACGTAGGCCACGGAGTCCCCGAGATCCACCGAGCGTACGGCGGGACTGCCACCCACTGAGTTCTGCGGCTTGAAGCCCAAGGTGGATGGCGTGAGCACCTCGTCGACGCCATCCGTAACCCGCCACACCGCGGAACTCGTGACGGCGAGCAGGGATTCCACGGCGACCAAATCGGTGATCGCGTTGATGCGCCTGGCGTTCAAGAAAAACGCGAGGCTGTCGTCGTCCTGGCTGGGAACCGAGGTGCCGAAATCGTAATACTGTCCGTTTCGCGACCCCCACACGCCTTGCGGCTGTCCCGTGGTGCCGGCGAAGAAAATGCGGTCCTGGAAATACGTGCACGTCGCCGGGTAGCCCTGGTTGTCCGACCACGCCCCGAAATTCCACAACGAGGTGCGCTTGGCACCTGCCGTCAACTGCGTGACGCGGATCGCGACGCCGTTTCCAGGCGCCACGGCGAAGGTGATGTTGCCGTTGGGCTGCGTCACCGTGTACAGCGTGGGGTCGACGAGTTCGCCGTCTAGGGTCACGATGTAGTCGGCGGCGACCGCAGACGTGTTGCCGGTGAGGGGACCAAAGACCGTGGCGGCGCCGGTTCCCGTGAAGGGGAAGGGCCCGCTCACCGCAGCCGCCGAGCCCACGACGGTCGACGGCAGGCGGCGTAGCACGGTGCCCGTGACCTGCGTGGCGCTCGTGAATCCCGTGATGCGAATGACGCCGAACCCGGAATCCAGATACAGCCACGACACGCCAACGACATCGGCGAAGCTCGCGATCTTGTTGCCGTCGCCGTCCATTTCCGTGCCGCTGTCATGGGTCGGCGGAATGCTGCCAGTCGCCGTGTTCGCCGCACTCGCCGCGGCAGCCACGCATTGGTAGGTCTTGCCGTCGTTCCTTCGCACCTGGCCGACCGGCGACACGGCGAGCAGCGTCAGGATCTTCGTGGGCTCCCACGGCTTGATCGAGGAGACATCCTCTTGCTCGACGCGAAACAGGGCTCCCACATGCGTGGCCGCGAAGATCGCCGCGCTTGACGTGATCGTGACGACACCGGTGACCGCACTCACCGCGACCTGAATTGATTGGTCGCTGTTCTGCGTGAGAAACGGGCCATCGTTGTACGCGGGCTGCGTGACCGCGAAGGTGGGCGTGATCGCGGTGCGCCGGATCTCGCGCTGCGCGACGCGCTTGCACGTGATGGTGAGCACGTCAGCGCTTTGCGTGAACTGCAGGGTGTCGAGATCGGATTCGAGATACGGAGTCACGTACTCCAGCACAAAAATGCTGATCGGATCGTAGACGCGCACGAAGCCTTCGGTGAACTCCAGCACGTAGGCGGAGTCCTCGGAGAACACGAACGGCACGAGCCGTGATTTCTTGGTGACGCCGAATTTCGTCTCGGCGAGGAAGAACGAGCCCGGGCGATTCATCGCGCAGCCGTGGGGGCGGATGACGAGGTTCGTGCCCTTACGTAACGCCGTGCCGTACTTCGTGAGATCGGTGCGCCCACTGGCAAGCGGGGTGAGTTCCCCGCTCGCGAAGTTGGGCTGCGTGAGCGTGGTCACGTCAGTACCGGCAGGAGATCGACGGCGAATCCGCCTCGGGGTCTTGCTGGGCCTCGTTCATCATCTGCGTCATGGCAGTCAACACGGTCTGATTCGCCATGGCGCGCGCGTACTGCGCGCGGCTTTCTTTCACCTGCATGCCGGGCGCGATGTCGGCGCCGAGTTCCCAGCCGAAGGCATTGTTGAACAGTGCCGAGTAGGTGGCCGTCACGGTCTGCCGAAACACGTAGTACAGATACGCGCTCGGGATGTCGGTCATGATGACGTTGGAATTGCCGTCCGCGCTCGTGCCGATCTGAAACGGCACCTTGGTGGCGCGGACCTGCGGATTAGACAACACCTGGGCGAATGGATAGCTCGACAGCCAGAACGTGGGAGCCCGCAAGCCGCCGGCATCGCACACCGCGACGGCGTGCACGCAGTCCTCGGGGTACTCGTAGACATACGGGTAGCCGGGATACGTGACATCGGTGACCGCGGCGAGCGCCACGCTCTTGCGCGCGAAACCCCACGGCGCGAGTTCCAGGAGTCGGTCGCGCACCAAGGGATACCAGAACGCGCACTGCCGCACCGCGACGTTGGCTTCCACGGCCTCGTCAAGGCTCGTTATGCGGATCGAGCTGCCGGTGCGATACAGCGCGGAATTCGAAAGCGTTACCGGAGTCATGGCCTCACCGTCCAGCGAGGCTAATTCACGGCCTCGGAAATCTTGAGCGTGATCGTCTCGCCGCCGATGGTCGCCACACCGATCTTGGTGCGCGGCGCGTCTTCCTTCGCCATCATCGCCATGCAATCCGCGACAGCGCGCGTGTTGGCTTCGATGGCGGCAATCAGTGGGCCGAGATCCTGAGGAGCCGGCATCGCGGCGCGCATGTCGGCGAGGGATTTCTCCCCCGCCGACGCGCGCTGATCGAACACCGCGGAAGCCCCGCCGATGGCCGCAGTCACGGCCTTCTCGACGGCGGCGTCGATGAGATCGGGCAGCCCGGCCACCAGCTCCTGAAGCTGGGCAACGCTTGCTGCCTTCGCGGTCTCATCGCTCGCCATTTACTTTCTCGCGTCCGCCTTCACGTCTTCCACGGCCTTGAGGGCCTTGGAATTCGGCGAGACCTTCACGACGTCCGTGTCAATCTCGACGATGGTGCCAGCGGCCACGAGCTTCTCGCCATCCCAATACGAGGGACGTCCTGCGTGATCGTGTGGCGCGATGACTTCGAACTTCTTGCGCGCCATCACTGCACCGCAAAGGCAGACGGGTACGACTTCGTGACATCGGCGAAGTCGATGACACCCATCGCGGTGAACGAACCCGCGGTGAGCGGGCCCGTCGCCACGGTATACTGCACGCCGAGATAGCGCTGGCCGAGCGCCAAGCCCTGCGCCGTGGTCTGGTGCGGGATCGGCAAGTTGATCTTCGCTCCGATGACGAGCAGCGCTTTTCCGATGGGGCCGGAGTCGAGGATGATGGTTGGCGAACCCAGGTTGGCCGCCGCCGAGGTGATGAGCTGGAAGCTCACCGTGGCCGCGCCCGCGGCGGTTGCCGCGATGTCCACGGAGATCGAGACATTCAGCTCCTCGCCTGGGCCAATGTCGCGGGCCTGCGAGAGATCGAGCGTGTTGGTGGAAACCGCCGAAGCCGTGACGGCCTGCGCGGCGCTGAAAACGATGTTTGCGTCGGTGATGGACATGATTAGATTACCTGATTAGGTTACGATGGCGAGATGAACAAACCGGCAGGCAAGCAGGCTCACAAACGTAAGACTGATTGCACTCCCGAGGAGTGGGCCGCGCATCTCGCGTGGCACCGTGAATACAACCGAAAGAATCGAGACCGAATACTCGCGCGACTGCGCGAAAAGAACTCGCGTCCCGAGGTGAAGGCGCGCCGCAAGGCGCGAGACCAGACTCCGCATTCCAGAGCGATAATTTATCGCCTGTCGAGAAAGTACCGCACCGGCATGGCACACGAGATGGTTGAGCGCCTTCTCGATCTGCAGCAACACGCTTGCGCGATATGCCGCCGACCGTTCAGCGAAGCCCTCAAATACGGCGCAGATCATTGCCACGACCAAAAGAAACCGCGAGGGCTTCTCTGTCGTCACTGCAACACTGCTGAGGGTCACATCAAACACTGCGGTCTCTCTCCTGCTGAGTTTGGCCGGCGGCTTGCCGAGTATCTCGAAAAGCCGCCGGCTAACTACTGATCTCTAACTGACAAGCGTCTCCGCCAGCGTGAGCTGGTCGACGTTGCGGATGGGGATGCCCTGGAAAGTCAGGCGGCCCTTCATCGGGTTGCCGAACTGGCTGAGTGCATCGTCGATGGCGAGCGCGTTGTTCGACTTGCCGAGCGCCGCGATGCGTAGCATCGAGTACACGGTGCGGTTCATGTAGAACGCGGGGCGGATGTCGTTCCACTTCGGGAAACGATCCATGGCGCGGCTCATCAGGTTGATGATCTGCGTGGCCGCGGTGTTCAACTGCGTGCCGGTCTGCGCGACGAGATCCGAGACGTCGACGTTGGCGATGCGCACTGCGTAGCGCCAGTCCTTGGTGACGAGACCGTTCTCCCACACGAACTGCGTGCGCCACGCCTGGAAGCGACCACCCACCGCATCGATCACGGTGTCCTTGCCGAGGTCGTTCATCTGCAGCCCGGCCTGCGTACCCTTCGGGTACATGCAGTAAATGGTGTCCGGACCCCAGCCGACGAGCCAGATGCTCGTGTTGTCGGCGCCCGCGCCACCGGCGAGGATGATGTTGGCGCCGTTGCCGGCCGTGGTGAGCGAGTAGCGCGTCGACAGACCGGTGTACGTCTTCTGATCGACGCCCACGTTGCCGTAGAACATCGTTGACGTCTGCTGCTGATTCATCGACTCCAGGAATGGCTTGTCTTCCTGCAGGCGAAACGCCTGCGGGTCGCTGGCGAGCTTGACGAGGCGTTCATCGACTTCGCTGTACGCTTCCATGAGCGCCGCGCCTTCGTCGACCTGCGCCGTGGTGCTCTTGGAGGTCGGCACGCCGGCATTGACTTGGCGGAAATAGACGGTCGGCAGACCGGTGCGCACCGTGACGCGTTCGCCGGTCGGCAAGTTGCCCTCGGTGACCACCATGTCTTCGAGGTTGTCATTGGCCTGCGAGAGCAGCTCTGCGACCTTGGCCGCGGAACCGTTGGGATCGAGGCGCTTCGCGGCGTCGTAGAGCGTGAGTGCGCCAGTGGAAAGAGTTGCCATGGGAAAATCCTCAGTGTTTGTTCATGCTGGGATACAGCACGGACGTGAGTGCAGGTTTCTGCGCCGACGCGTCGCCGGGTGCAGGGGGAATGGATTCACCGAGTTTCTGGCCGACATTCCAGAGGAGGTGCACCATGTCCGGGTCACTGTGCAGACCGGCGTCGAGCAGCTTTTTGGCAAGTCCGGGACGGCCGAACTTCGCGAGCGCCATGTTGGCGATCTTCGCGCTGGCCTCGAACTTGTCGCCGCCGAACTCCGGGTCTTCCCGAGTGGCCTTGACCTTGACTGCATCCTCTTTTGCGATTTCCTGCGCAATGGCGGTGTCCCGGGCTTCGATGAGCTTCGGCAACACTTCGAACGACTTGTCGATGAGCTTCTGCGCGTTCTCTTGGCTCAACCCGAGTTCCTTGAACAGCGGGGAATAAGCCTCGATCTGCACGGCGTCGAGTGCTTGGCCTTCGGGGGCCTTGAACTCGTACTTGTCTGGCGCGGCCACTGCGGGCTTTGCCGGCTCACCGGGTTTGGCGTTCGGATCTGCTCCGAGAACCGGAGCGGCAGGAGTATCGCCCGCCTTCGGAGCTGCAACGGGCGGCGCTGCTGCGACGACTGGAGCGGCTACTACCGGAGCTGCAGGTGCAACTACGGGGGCGGCTGGTTCGGCTGGTTTGATTTCGCCTGGCACTGAGAACTCCACGACCTGTCATGGTCGTGGTCGGGAACATATCCCCGTAAGACAAGAGGTTGAACTTTTCGGCGGTAAATATGACAATCGCGTCAGTGCCCGCCAACCGCCGCCAAGATCAGAAACTTCTTACGTCCTCCGAGGCGGCGGCCTACATCGGACTCAGCCACCGCACTTTTCAGCGCATGGTCGCAGAGAACGAACCGATCCCAGCAGTGCTGGGGCGCAAGCGTCGCTGGTACTTGGCCGAAAAGCTCGACGCGTGGTGGAAGTCGCGCGAGCGCTAACTACTTCGTGACGATAGCTCAATGGTAGAGCCGAGGTCTGTGGCGCCTCTTACGCTGGTTCGATTCCAGTTCGTCACCCCAACTACTTTTTCTCTTCCCCACTCAACAGCACGGCGACCAGAATGGCGTCCGCGAACTTCCCGGCGAGAATGCGCGCCTTCAACCACAGACTCACCGAGCGCGCGCCTTCGTTGAATCCCATCACGGCGGCGTTGGTGTGAAAGCTCTGTCGGTGCTCCAGCGCGTAGACCATGATGCCGCGCACGAATCGGCGGCCCCTGGGATCACTCAGCACCCAATTCAAGTCTTCGCTCGCCGTGCGCTCGGCGTCGTTGCTGCGGCGTTTCTGGTCGTCGAGTTTCTTGGGGTCGCTCGACGACTGCGGCTCGTCGCTCATAGCGTATACTCACTCCGCTTAATCACACGGAGTTCGCGATGGAAATATGGACCAAGATTGCGCGCCTTCCTAACTATTACAGTTTCTCCAGCGAGGGGCGCATTCTCAGCGAGTTTGGCGGCAAGAAGCGCTTCCTTGCCGGCGTCGTTGGCCCGACTGGATACCGACGCCTTTGCGTCAAGTTGCCGAACGGCGAGAAAGCGAACGCCTTTGCTCATCGGTTGATTATGGAGGCTTTCCACGGACCCTCGGATCTGTTTGTCAATCACAAGAACGGCGTGAAGCTCGACAATCGCCGCTCGAATCTCGAATACGTGACGCCAGCTCAGAACTCAGCACATGCCAACGATGTACTCGACTCATATGCTCGCGGCGAGAAGAATCCAACCTCACGATTCACTGACGAGCAAGTCAGGAGAATTCGCGCGATGTGCGCAGCGGGGATGAGGCAACGAGAGATCGCGAAACTTTTCGGCTGCGCTCAAGGCACAATCTGCTTTATCAATCTGCGGCAGACATGGGCGCATCTTTAGGATGCGACCGCATCCAGCACTGAACCATCTCCGAGCTTCGCTTGCCCAAGATTCTTGGCTGCTGCCGCGCCTTCCTTGAGCTGCATCATCGCCTGTTCTTGCTGCGCTGCCGCCGCCTGAGCTTTCGCGCGCGCCTCCCTGATCTGCGCGACCTGCGCGTCAGTATTGATGATGGTCGGCACGGTGCCGCTCAGATTCGCCATTTCGTCGATGGCCTGATCGACATTCAGCTTATCGAGCGCGGTGGGCGCCACTCCGGCCTCGGCTTGCTGAGCCGCGAGACCGAGGATGTATCCGGACAGTCGATTCACGCCTTCAACTGCGGCCAAGTTCTGCGCCTGCGCGAGGATCGAGACGTGCTCGATCTTCAGCGCCTGACCCATGAGGGCATCCGGCGGCCGGGGAAACGCGCCCTGCCGCAAGCGGATGGCGAACACGCGATCGATGGTGGAATTCAGCATGGTCGTCGCGGATTCCACGACCGGCCCCAACATCATGAGCTTCTCTTGCTGCTTCGCCGCGGTCTTCGTCGCCGTCTCGTCGGCGTCCTGCTCGCCCTGGATGAACAACGCGAAGATGTCGGCGAAGAACACGGTACGCACGCGCTCCTCGATGCCGTTGATGTCTTCGATCATGCCACTGCGGTCGGGCTTCCACTGCGCGACGGGCTCGAAGCCCACGTTACCCACGCCGGGCTCGACGAAGGTGACGTCGCCGGGGAGCTGGGAGGTTTTCTGATTGCGCAACGATGGGTGACCCTTCATCGGCGGGTCGGCTTCCTTGTCGATGATGATGGCCTTGCGCTTCTCCTGGAGCTGCAACGCCTTCGCCGAACCCAGTGCATCCAGAGCAAGGCCATTGCCATAGCTGTCTCCCTGGTTGAGAGCGAGGCTCGCGCACTGAATCGGGAACTCGTTGAAGCCCGCCTCTTCGAGAATGCGTTCGCCGGCTTCGCGCGACGCCTCGAAGTAGTACGCCAAGAACGGTTTGCCCTTGGCGTCGGCGCGCCCGATGTCGCGCGTGTTGTTGGGGATCACGAGATACACGAGATCGACGTAGGTCTCGCGCTGCTTTCTGATCCACGCGTCGCGGACGTTGGGCGAGATGTTGGCCCAACCCGCGTCATTCGGGTCTTTCGGGTTCTTCACCCACCGCTGCACGATGGCGCGAACCGTCCACTTGAACTCCACGGCAAAGCTGTCGACGACATCCTTGGCGTTGCGCGAGAAGTAAAAGCTCCCCGCGGTGTACGTGCAGCAATGAATGCCCTTCTCGCTGTCCTCGAAGATGCCCATGGCGAGGTTGCCAAAGGTGCCGTATTCCTCGTAACCGACACGCACCGAGCCATAGAAATTCGACTGCGAGAACGTGTTGCGCATGTCGGTTTCGACGGCATACAGCCACTCGCGCACGCCGTCTTCTTCCATCAAGTCATCGGCAACCGTCTTGAGCCTGAACCAGGGACGGGCCTGGGAAGTCGTGCCGACCTGCATGCCTGCGCCGAACGTGCGTCGCGCGATGATCGGCGTTTCGTTGATGATCTTGAGATTGCGCTTGAGCGCCTGGTTGGGGCGTTCGTTCAACCAGCGCCCGCGGAACGGATAGAAGTTGTCGGCGAGGTCGCGCCACAACGGTAGATAGGGCTCGCGGCCTTCCTTCAACGAGCCGAGCACGCGATCGAGCGCGCAGCGCTGACTTTCGTCGTCGTAACCCTCAGCCACTGCCGAGCGCTCCCGCCGCCTGGCCGGTCGGCGAATACCCACCGGTCAGAATCGTCGAGCCCACGCCACCACCGGCCGCGGCACGCCGCACGCGTCGCCGCGCGTTGAGCGCCGCGCCTTCGACGTCGGGAAACACGGGAGGCGGTGCGGGAGGTTTCGGCGGCGCCTGCAGGATGGCTCCCGCGGGGTCGAGCAGCGAGCGCGCGGTGAGCGGCTGGCCGTCCGCGAGATTGGAGGCGACGCGCGCGCCTGGGTTCAGGAAGTTGCCGACCCCGGAGTGCCTGCCCAGCACTCGCGAGGACAGGCTGGTATTCGAGATCAAGCTGCCGACCGTGCGTGCCATGTAAGCCTCCAGCGTCGGAGAATAGCCTCAGTCATCCATCTGCGCCATGAGCAAGAGCAAGGCGATCACGCGACGTCGCGTCGCCTCGCGTTCGGCGAGGATCTCGGCAACGGCCGGCGTGATCTCCGCGCTTAACACCGGCGCGGGCTCAATTGAGGGCTCAATTGAGGTCTCACTTGGGGCCTCAGTTGAGGCCGAGCGGAACACCGGATTCTCGAATTCCATGTCGCGCGTCAGCGCGTCGAGCATGCGGTCTTCGGCCTGCCGGGGTTGTAAAGGGGTTGTGAAAGTCCTTTTTCCCCGGCCATGCCCGCCTAACACCTCAGGAATTGCAGGCGTGAGAGAGATCAACTCGCCGGCCGCCGTCATGAACGACACGCTCGACGCCGTGATCGAGCCGGCGTCCTGGGCGCTCAACAAGCCCGCCGCGAAGCTGCCGGCGATCGACGCGCCCACCAGTAATCCGGTCGCCGTGAGCTGGCCGGCCGCCACGGTTTCAACCACTGCGGCACCAGCCAAGGCGCCGGCACCCGACAACTGGCCCGCTGCGATGGCACCGGCAACCGAGGCACCGACCAGGTTGGCGGGCGAGAAATCGGCCAACACGCCGGCCACGGTGAGCGTCGACACAGACGCGCCTTGCAGCGCTCCCGCGCCCGCGATAAGCGCGGCGGCCACGGTTTCAGCGACGGCAGCACCCTGCAGTGCTCCGGACCCGGCGAGCTGGCCGGCGGCGACAACCGATGCCACGGCGGCGCCCGTCGCGTTGGCGGTGCCCTTGAGGTTGCCGGCGGCAACGGCTTGAGCCACGGCAGACGCGGTGAGCGCACCGGCCCCCGCGAGCTGGGCCGCCGCCATTGTCTCGGCGACCGCGGCGGCGGTGAGCGCGCCACTGCCCGCCAACTGTGCGGCGGCGACCGTGCCAGCGACTGCAGCGCCTTCCACCGCACTCGTGCCAGCCGCCACCGGAAACCCGCGTTGCACGAGCGCGAAACGCCTCGGCCCGGGGTGGTTGCCGGGGCCCTCGGTGTTGAGGCGCACCGGGGCGCCGGCCGCTCCAGCCGCAATCGCGATGACAACGCCACCCCAGCCCGCGACCCCGGTGCCCGCGCTTCTCGTGCCGGTCACGGTGAGCGTGCCCACGGCGCCCGCCGTTACGGCGTCGCGCGTGTCGAGACTCGCCGTCGCGAAGGTGGTCTGCGCGTCGTTCTGTTCGGTGTACGAACCCGGAGCCGTGAAGCCCCAGGTGTCCGTGCCCACCGTGATGTCGAGCATCGAGAACACGGCGATGTCGTCACCGGCCGCCGCGGTGCCCGAGGTGAGCGCAATGCTCACCGGTGTCGCGTTGCCCGTGGTGTTGGGCGTCGCCACGGTGAGGAAGGTGCGCGGGTTCGTGGTGTTGCGACCACTCCACGCCCCAATGAGCATCACGCAGGCATTGTTGACGTTGGTCGTGAACGCGTAGGAGTCCGATCCCGTCGCGATCTTGTCGAAGATCTCGACGTGCGAGCCGTCAGGAACGCCTGACGCGAATCCGAAGCTGCCGCGACTCGTCCAGCCCGTGGGCGGCGTCACGGTGTCCGTGGTGATGCCGTCGAGCACCACGAAGGCCGCCAAGTAATCGTTGGCCGCCGTGCCCGTAGGCGCAGAGCCGGTGAGCGTGGTGCCTACGCCCGCGGCTCGAAGGGTCTGCGATGATGCTCGAAAGGCCATCTAACTACCTCGGCGCAGCTAGATGGCCCCGCTGCCTATGGGGGCCTATGGCGCCGAGTTGCCGCGACTCGTCACCGCGTACTGCTGCAACTGCATGCCGTTGCCCGCGTTGCTGATCGAGAAGCCGCCGAAGAAATCGAGCGTGTTGGCGACCGTGTTGTCGAAGCCCGTACCCACGGCGGGCGCGGTGTCCGGGTAATTGCACGTCGAGCCGCCGGTCGTCGAATCCGCGGCTGCCGTGCTCGCCGCGATCTGCACCATGCGCCCGGTGATCACGGCCTGACCCATGAGATTCGCGAGCGTGCCGTTGCCCACCGCGCGACACGTCAACAGGATCTTGATGTACAGCGGGATCGTGGTGTGCGCGGTCGTTGTCAACACGATGGCGCCGGTGTCGAAGGCGATGACCGAGCCCACCTTGACCTGGAAATTCATGGTGCCCGGCGTCGTCACGATGTTCGAGATGCCGAGCACGGCTTCGACCTGGAGCATGCCGCCGATGCGGAAGAAACTCGGCGGCAGCGTGATGAAGGCATCGCTGGCCGAGGTAGCCGTTGCGCTGGTGAGCAGCGACTTGGCGGTCGTGAAGGTGTTGTAGAGCGTGCCCGCCGTGGGCAGGCTTGCGATCTCTTGCCACCAGGATTGCGAAGCCATCGGCTAACTCCTCACGGCACGGGGATCAAGACTTCGACGAACAGCGAACGCATGATCAGGATGTTGCTCGCGCTCGCCGTTGTCCACTGGCCGGTAAACACGATGTCGTTTGGCACCGTGGTGTCGAGCGCCACGCTGCCCGTGCCGGGAATCGAGATCGCGGCGCCGCTTTGCAGGTTGCCCGTGGTCTGCGCCTTGATCGAGCCGCTGGCTCCCGTCGCGGTGACGGTTGCCACGGTCTGCAGGAACCAGCCGGCATTCGAAAGACTCGGGATGAGCGTGAGCGCGCCGCTGTCGGAGATCACGGAGCCCGCAAGGCCGCCGGCTCGACACCGCAGGCGAAACCCGAGATTGACGAGACCAGTGGAGAACGTGCCCATCGCGGTCAGGCGAATCGTCAAGCCCTCGATCATCGTCGACTGATTCTCGGAGGGCAGCGTGTAGAGCTGATCGAAGGCGGTTTCCGCCGTCGAGTTGGTGATCGCCGCGCTGTCGGCATCGCTCGCGTAGCGGTTCTGAAAGCCGTAGGCGTTCGAGAAATGAATCATGGACATCGGGCCGCCTTGGCGCTGATGCGCTCTTGTTGTTAGGCGAGAGAATCATCTTCAATCCAGCTTGGCGGACAACGCGCCGATCGCAAAGTTCGGCGTGATGCCGGCGCTTACCGCGAGGATGACGTGCTTGTAGATCAGCCCGGCGCCGGTGGTAGTGAGATCGATGGTCGCGCCGCCCGACGTCAGCGCGATCGTGATGTCGTTGCCCGCCACGGTCTTCACGAAGTACACCGTGCCTTCCGTCATGCCGGTGGGCAGGACTGCGGCAGGCGTGGGATAGAACGACACGCGATCGTCGACGATGAGCGTGACCTGGGGGACGGTGATGACGTCGGCAGCCGTTGACGTGAACTCGCCAACGTTTGAGATATTGCCGACCGGGCCGAAGGCGATGATCTTCGAAGCACCTGAGGTCGCAAAGCCAACGGACCAGTGCGTAATCGTGTTGCTGCCGCCAGTGCATGGCGCGAACGTGACGGCGGCGGCGTTGGTCAACGTGTTGGTGGCAACCGTGAAGCCGCCCGAGGTGCGCGCCACGGTGGCGCGCGCGTAGCCGGTGTACGTGGCTTCGCTCGTCGTCTGATCGCCGGCCTCGCCGGGGTCCGCGGTGTGCAGGGCGACAAAGAGATTGGTGAGCGGAGACGCAGCGGCGTTGTCCGCGAGATTGGCGATGGCCGTCGCGTTGAAGATGAGCTTGAGGAGATCGTTTTCCGTCGTGTTGCCGAGACCTGCGATTTGACTATCCTCCTAGCTGCGTAGCCCTGCGTTTACCACTTGGCGCCGAGACTACCTCATCGATTCCTACAAAAACAGGGCCGGACGGCCGGCCCCGAGGATCGAGCGTCAGCTCCTGGAAAGCGGATCGTAGTCGGCGGTGGAGTTCTGCACGGCCTGCAGCCAGTTGGCGGACGCCATGCGATCGACGTGCACGGGTTGCGCGAAGGTCGTGAACAGCGCGTCGGCGTAGTTCGGCGAACGCCCGAGGCGCAGCTTGATCTGGTCTTTGTCCTCAACGATGAGCTTGTCGCCTTTGAAGGTGTACGTGGGCACCGTCATCTCGGCGACGATCTCGGGATTGTTGGGCAGCGCACCGCCCTCTTTGACCCACTGCGTGCCTTCAAACCATATCTCGGCGCGCTTGTTGAAATACTTGGGATTGTTGGGCTTGCCGGCGAACTGCACGTCTTTGGGATCGCGTCCCAAGGATGTCATGGCGTCGATCCACCCCGCGCCGAACCCCCCCGTGCCGTCGACGAACGTGGCGTCCGCCGCGATCTTGCGGTCATCGCCATAGAAGTCATTCCACCGCGTCATCACAACCCCGGCGCCGTGCGTGCTATCCGCGTTGCGCAGCACGACAGGCGTGAAAGCCACGATGCCCTGGCGCGGGTAGATGATCGAGGGATCGTCGCCGAACCGGCCCACATCAACGCCCAACAGGCGGGCCGCGAATTCGTACTTGTCGCGGCTCACGTGTTTGCCCAGCGCGGCGTTCACCTCGTCGGGACCGATGAGCGAATTCATGGAGTGCGGCGGGAACTTGCCGAACACGTTGACGAGCACCCACGGATTGTCGGCGCCGTACTGCTTGATCTGATCGCGCGCCCACTGCAGTGAGACGCGCGGGCTTCTCTTGGGGTCGTCGGGGTCGCCGGTGATCTCGACGACATGCCAGAGGTCGCGCCCCGTCGTGCACGCCGCGTACAGCGGGCCTTCGAGGTGCGTCGGGTTGCCGGCCTGCAGGATGTGCCATTCCTTGGCAGAGGTTCCGATGTTCTCCGAGGTCGCCATCACGGATTGCGGGATGCCGCCGGATTCGTCGACGACCACCATGACGTATTCGCTGTGCAAGCCGCGCAGCGTGTTGCCCTGCTGCTCGGGGGTCGCCGACTTGCTCCAACGTCGAGCCGCCATGTACCAGGTCACGGGATGCTCGCGGCTGAAAATGCGCTCGGCCTGCCATTCGAAGAGTTCGGTGAGCAGCGGCGAGCGCATGCGCCACTTCTCCATCTCTTTCCACAAGTTGTCACGCAGGTTCTCGCCCGAGATCGCGGTTGCGAGGATCTCAGGGTGCGGCCTGGTGAGCAGGAAATTCCACGACAGCCACGCCAAGAGCGCGGTCTTACCAGGGCCAGCGCACGCTTTCATCGCGATGCGCGGCTGGCGCGGGAATTGCTCCAGGACGTCATCCTGCCACGCGTCCGGCGTGACGCCGAAGACATCGCGCACGAACTTGCGCGGGTCCTCGCGCCACGCGCGAATGCGGTCACTTGCTTGGCGTATCGGGTCCGGCGACGCTGCCATTTACCAGTTGCTCCAGACCGATCTTGCCGCTGTGCTCGTGCTCGACCTTCTCGCCGTATTTCTTGGGTTTGAGTTTCGAGGCCAGCCACTTGCGTGTATCAATGCGCACGCGTGAGCGCTGGATGTGCTCGCCGTTCACCTCGTAGCCGCCGCCGCGCTGCTCGCTGCGCTCCATCCAGTCATTCGTGCCGTCGTCGGCGATATCCAGCATTTCCTCGGCCATCGCGTCGGCAGACTCTTCTTTTGCGCGCGCGTATTGTTTCATGAACTCTGGGTATTTGCGCATCCAGGAGAACACCGTGGCTGCGCAAGGCATTGATTCTCTTGAGCACACAGATCTCAGTGATTCACCAGCGGATAAATCGCCACAAATTTCGTCCGCAATCTCCTGGGTGAACCCGCATGGGCGTCCTCCTGCGTGCTTTTCGCGCACCTCGGCGTCAGGCTCTTGAGGTTCTTCGGTCATTTAGCAGCCGCCACGGCATCTCGCGCAGAGTAGAACGGCCCTTTGAAATGCGATGGAAGATTCCAGCGATTCGGGCTGGCAGGTAACAGTTCGATCCGCCACTCGAAGTGCGGAGCGCTGTATCTGCGATCCAGGGTTCCGTCAGCGCGAGAGTTCGTCATCCTGCAGTGCAGGCGGATGTGCGGCTTCATAACGCGGGCCCAATCCTGTCGCCAGCCACGAACCAAAGTCGCGACCAGTGATTCAAACGGGCAAAAGCCCGCAAGGTGGCCACCTTAGGCCGACGACAGGATTCCGCGTTTACACCGCGGTTAGGGCCCTTCTCTGGGGTGTATTCGGTCAATTCATCACCGCGAGCTTCACGGTATGCGAGCCGCAGCCGGTGTCCGCGAGGTCGATGCGCGGGTACATGGTGAGCACCTGGGGGGCGAGCTGCGGGCCCTGGATGCCCATCTGGATGGCGTGGATCGCAACAAGTTTCGGCGGCTCGGCGCGGCACTGCGGGTAGATTTCCCCGCCCATGCCTGGGCCGATCGAGCAGTGCATGCAGCTATGACAGCCCTTGGCAGGAAGTTCTGTTTGCTTGGCGTTGAGCAGTGGGAGGTCGTTCATGGGGCTCTCATTGTGCGGCGCGCGGTGCACGCAAGGCAATCAGGGCGCGACGTAGCGTCTTCTTCCAACCACCGGGCGAGCCCTTGAGCTTGGCGATATCGGCGCGGCGGCGACGCTTGACGGCATTCCTACCGAGGTTGCGCGGAACTTGTTTGGCGCGCTTCTTCACAGCGCGAGCCGTGACAGGAAGTCGGTGAGCCCGCGGTTCACGTCGACGGCGGCGGCGGTGAGGGCGCTGATGCGATCGCCGAGCGGCGAGAGTACGGGGCGCGGCGTGACAGCCTGAGCATTCTTCTCTGCCATCGCTGGGTTCATGACGGATTGGCAGCGATCGTGGATCGAGCCGCACAGAGCGCGCAGCATCTGCAGTTCGCGGTCGAGTTCGTTCAACTTGCCGTCGATCTGCGTGATCTCCACTTGCGGGGAGGCGGGGGCGTTCAGTCCAGGGGATGCAAAGCTCATGGTGATTTCCTTTGCCGCAGTGCGGCGGTTACTTTTCCAAACGTGCGGCGATCGAGCAGAGCGCGCCGCTGATGATCATGGCGGCGCCCCACGCCATCCAACCCATGTTTGGATGTTCGATGTCACGCATGCCGATGAGACACAGAAGCATGCCAACGGCGGTATCGAGTGCGGCAACAATGCTCACGCCGTTACGTTCTCGGGACGCCACGGCATGAGATCCCAGTCGCCTGGCGTGAAGTCGACGCGCGGCTCGGCGTCGCCATCGCTCGGCGGTTTCTTGAGGCACATCTCGCTTTCGAGCGCGTAGCTGTGACTCGGGTCGCCGTCCGCCATGATCTTGTAGAAATATCCCGGCGGCTCCTGCGCGTATGGCGGCAGGTTCTTCACGACGTCATCCATCCACTCGGGAAGCGCGAGGATCGTGCACTCGATGCCGCGGTACATTGCGGGCTCGACGTGCTCTCGGAATACGCAGATGTCTCCCACCTTGAAGTTCATGGAACGATCCCCTTCTTCGCCGCGTAGTCCTCGCGATTCGCGGCGTTGATGTTAGCGCGATGCCGCTCGCGATACGCGGCCATGGTTATTAGGCGGTGCGCACGGTTGTCGACGTAACGCCGCCTGGCTTCGGCTTTCTCGTGATCGCGGTGCGCGAGGTATCGATCGCGCAAATGGCTCTGCCGGCGCTCGCCGTTCCTCTCCTGCCACAGCCACATCAGGATTGCCTTGCGCAACCAGCGCCAGCCGTCTTGCGCAATCTTCTCGCGGTAGCGGGTGTCGCGAACGACCTTGGTGCGCTTTTGGGCGGCGAGGCTCATGTGAGTTCCGAGAACGCGTTGAGGAATTCCCTTCGAGCCTCGTCACGAAATACGAACTCATCCACGAGTGAGTGGAAATCATCGCGCACGGCAAACCACTCACCATTTATTTTGTGATGCGCCAGCAGCTTGTGAAGTTCTGATTCCGAGGAATGGGCATCTTTGGCAGAGTCGTAGTCAAGCGTGAGGGCTAATTTCATCGGGAATGGGCAACCGGCCTGCAATTCCTTCAGTCGCTGCTTTGGATTCTTGGCTTTCCCGATCTTCACGAGCTTGTTTCCAAAACTAAGGCAGACGGCGAAATACACATACGCGGCATTAGGAGCTTCTGACCTTCGGTCAGACTCACCTTGGTTTGAAGACTCTTGCATTTGAGAATCCGAAGACGCTGTAGAAATCATTTGCCGAGGGTCGCTGAGTTTCGGAACGGATGAGCCTCCGCAGTTACGCAGATGCTCGTCCGTTCGATCTGCCGATGGGCGATCGCTCGTTGCCTGCTTCATTCGGGATTGCTCCCGCTCGTTGTCGCGCTCCCAGGCTCTACACGCTGCGCGCTCCGTGGCCGAGTCCCACAGTACGGAGTCTCGTCTTGAACCCTGCCGTGGATGCCCCGACAGCTCAAAACAAGCGGTAATGACGTGTAGTTGATTGACCGACGCTGGGTAGGTAGAATCCCACTCGTCAGTACCGCAATACCGACATTACTCGCGCTCATTCGAGTACGCAAGGGCCCCGAAAGGGGCCTTTCGCGTTTTGCGGTCTGCGAGATCACTTCTGTTTCCATTCCCGCCACCCCTGCGAATACGCGTGCAAGGCGAGCTGCAGCGCGTTGGCGAGGCCCAACTTGCGACGCGCGCGGGTCACGAAGCAGGACACCGTGCGCATGTCGAGACCGAGTTCCAGCGCGATGGTTTTGTTGAGCTTGCCGGCGGCGAGCATGGCGGCGACCTGGTATTCACGGGTGCTCAATAGCTCTCTTTCTGACACCAATTGTCGCGCCAGTGGTATAACGCGCGCATCCTCCTGGGCAATCCCAATACGCGACAATGCCCGGCCGGTGGCCGCGGTGTCGACGGATGCCGCGGCTTTCATCCGCGCACCATGACGTACCTGGCGACCCTGGAGCGGCCCACGCGGATGAGCTTGGACCGTATGGTCCAGCGTTTCCGCAGCCCGTGGATGCGCGCGGCTAGCCTGCCGATGCCGAACTTGCGCAGCGCCTGAAGCGGGGTGATGGAGTGGCCGGCGGCGAGGTGGCGCTGCAGGGCGATTTCTTGCGTGACGCGGCTCACGGCTTCACCCTCGAATAGAAAACCTTTTCCCCCTTGCACCCCGTCGAGAGCTTGCTGGTCTCGCGCACGCCGTACTCGCGTTTCGCGTAGTCGAGCGCGCGGTCGAGGCCCATGGCTCCCAGCTTGCCGAACCTGCGATACAGCTCGGTGCGTCCGGTTTTCTTCTTACGCGACGCGCCCAGGTACTCCGCGATGCGCCGCGCCGCCTTCATCTCTCGATCGGTTGTGTTTTCCATAGTTGTGAGGTTAGCACCGAAAGATCAAGATTGCAAATCTCTGTAGAACGGCAGAGAATGCACCTCGTTGAGAAACTTTCGGGAGAGACAGATGAGCTACGGATTGAAAGTGACAGCGCCCTTCCTCGTGAAGGGCAAGTGGGCCTGGCCCACCTGGATCGACGCGAAGTGCGGCGGCAACAAGCACGCCGCGATCATCGACAAGGGCAAGGCGCTCGGCGCCACCGCCTGGGACTTCGGGCAGGCTGATGTCGAACTCGTGAAGGTGGCGTCATGAAACTGAGAAAAGCCATCGCCTACGCCTACGCGACCAGCAACCACGCCGTGGAGCTGGGGCACGGCAAGACTGGCTGCTACTACGTCAGCCAGAGCGCGCGCCACGCCAGAGCCTACGGTGCGGTCTCCGAGGCAGAACGCATCATGGTCCTGCTGGTCGACGCGCTCGACGAGAGAAGCCGGGCGCTGAGTGGCGCAGCGCTGTTCGCGCGCAAGGGAAAGATTCCCAACACTGGCGTGGTCGAAAGATGGACCGAGCTGGGGAATGGAGCATGAGCGAGCAAGACGTTTGGCAGTGCCACCTCGCGTTCGCGAAACTCGAATTGCTGGAGCTGCAGGCAGGACGCCGCGGCCTCACGCAATGCCCTGGAATCGAGGCCGTCGCCGGGGCCATCGCCATCGCAAAGCGGGACGCCGAAACCGACGCCCAGATGCGCGCCGGCATGCGGCAGCTCAAAAAGGATGGCGGGCTGTGACCTTTTGGCGCTCCCTGCACCTCGCGACCGCCGTCCCCATGCCGCGCTGCACGTACATCGGCGAGATCCCACGTCACGCCACCATCGATTCCGGGCGCCGCGCCTTGCTCATGGTGGTACATGACCGCGTGGACTACGCCGCGATGCGCGCCGCCCTGGACATCGGCTGCGCCAATGCGTGGCCGCACATCGAACTCGCTGACATCGAGGCCCACATGATTCCCGCCAAGCTGCAACCGCCCCTGCTCCTCGAAGTGCCGGCCGACATGCCGGTCATCCGCATCATGGAGGCGCTGGCATCAGCCGGTCTCACGCTGCTCGACACCGGCAAGGCGAACCGGCTACGCGTCGAGAAGATCGAGGATCATTTGCGGTACAGCTCGAATCCGTCGAAGTAGATCGTCGGGCTGTCTTTCGGGCCGGTCATCGTAAAGCCCAGCGATTCGAGATTCTTGGATTGCTCGCGCCGCAAGCGATCGTAGTCAGACTGACTGCACGCCACGCGCTTGCAGGCCGGCTTGTTCTGTTTGAACCAGGCAACCAGCGGCACGAGCGCGGCCTTCACTTCCTTCGGACTGCGGCCTTCTATATCAGCCATCGGTGTTCTCCTGCTCGCATGCCGCCTTGGCGAGTTCCGGTGATGTGAAGGGCGTGCCGGCGATCGGCGTGGCGTGCGGCTTCGAGAGGCGCCACGCATCAAACACCGTCTTGGCGCCATGCGTTTCGCTCACGAAGAACTGCCCGCACAGCGAGAACCAGCACGCGCCGCGGCGCTCCCATTGCAGGCTCACGCCGCCGCCTTCTTTCGCAGTCCCAGGTAGATCAGGATTTTCTTGCCGTAGCCGCTGCGGTTGCCTTTCAGCACGTCGCACAGGTACGCCTCACTGATCCCGATTTCTTCGGCCAGCTCTCTTTGTGTGCGGTTGCCGAGGCGGCGCACGAGCATCTCGCGAGGTTCTTTCATCGCGGCAGCATACACCGCCATTAGCGTATTGCAAACTATTCGCGAAGTGCGTAGGATCGCGCAATGACATCCGGGCGCCTCGTGGGCCTCCTACTAATCGCAATCGTTCTGCTGCTCGCTTGGGCACGCGGACGGGAGTAACAGATGAACGAAACCGTGATTCACGTCGAGCCGCAGGTTGCGAAGCGCGAGCGCGCGCTGGTCCCCATCCAGTTGAGCGCCGACGCCACGCCGATGCAGATGGTCGCCGCCGCGGTATCGCGTGGCGCGACCATCGAAGAGTTGAAGCAGCTCATGGATTTGCGCGACCGCTACGAGGCTAGCGAGGCCCGCAAGGCGTTCAACGAAGCGTTTGCGGACTTCAAGGCCGAGGCCGTGAAAATCGTCAAGCGCACCGAGGTGAAAGACGGGCCGCTCAAGGGCAAATTTCACGCCAATCTGTTCGACGTGGTGGATGGCACCACGCCGTTCCTATCGAAGCACGGGCTCACCATTTCTTGGCGACTGTCGAAGGACGAACCCACGTGGATGGAGGTCACGTGTACTTTGCGTCACGCCCTCGGGCACTCCGAATCGGTCGCCATGGGCGGCGCGCCAGACACCGGCCCGGGACGCAACGCAATCCAGGCGCGCGGCAGCACGAAGAGTTACCTCGAACGATACACGGCGACCGCGATTCTCGGGCTGGCGGCGCAGGACGCCGACACGGACGGCGCGGCGCCGTATGAGCGCGTGAGCGAGGAGCAGGCCGCCAATGTCCAGGCGTTGATCGAGGAAGTCGGCGCCAACAAGATCGCGTTTCTCAAGTACCTCAAGGTCGACGCCATCGCAGACATCGCCGCCGACGCGTACCGCGACGTCATCCGTCTCCTCGAAGACAAGAGAAAGAAATGATTCAGATTCTCAACTGCATTCAGGGCGAACCCGAGTGGTTCGAAGCGCGCCGCGGGCTTCCCACGGCATCCGAGTTTTCAACCGTACTGGCGAAGGGTAAGGGGGGCGGTCCATCCCTCACCCGCAAGAAATACCTCCTTACCCTCGCCGGGGAGATCCTGACGGGCGAATGCGTGGAAACCTATAGCAACGTCCACATGGAGCGCGGCCGCGTTATGGAGGCCGAGGCTCGCGACCTCTACGCATTCAAGACCGACGCCGAGTTGACGCGCGTCGGATTCGTGAAGAACCTGGAATGGATGGCCGGGGCGAGCCCGGATTCCCTGATCGCCGAGGATGGCGGCATCGAGGTGAAGACCGCGCTGCCCCACATCCAGCTCGAACGCCTCGACGATGACGTCTTGCCGCCCGAGCATCGCGCGCAATGCCAAGGAATCTTGGCGGTCACCGGCCGGCAGTGGATCGATTTCGTGTCGTACTGGCCGCGGCTGCCGCTGTTCGTGAAACGCGTCGAGCGCGACGACGCCTACATCGCGGCGCTGAAAAGCGCGGTGGCCGAATTCAACGCCGAACTCTCTTTACTCGTGAGGAAATTTCAGTGAGTCAATCGCAGGAAATCACGCTGATCCAAACCGGATTGGCGAGCATGGATCGAGTCGCCGCCGGCATCGCGGAACTCACGACCAAGTACAGGGGCGTGATCTACGAGGTAGTGACGTCAGAAGGCATGGAGGCAGCGCGCGAGGCGCGACGTGCCATCAAGGCGCCGCGCGTCGAGGTCGAGAAGATCCGCAAGGAAGCCAAGGCGCCGATTCTGGAGCTGGGCCGCAAGCTCGACGCCGAGGCGGCGCGCATCACCGGGGAACTGGAGAAGCTGGAGAACCCCATCGACGCACAGATCAAGGTCGAGGAGAAGCGCATCGAAGCAGAACGTCAGGCCAAGATCGCCGCCGAGGTGAAGCGCGTCGCCGACATCCACGCGCGCATCCGCGACATGTCGAACGGTATCACCCTGCTCTGCGCCACGACCCATCTGAGCGTGCTGCAGAAATGGATCGACGAGACCGAGGCCATCGCGATCGACGACTCGTTCGCCGAGTTCCGGGGAAACGCCGAGATCGAAAAGGCCGATGTACTGCGCCGGCTGCGCGAGCTGTACGTCGCCGCCAAGGCGCACCAGGACGCCGAAGACGCCTTGCGCGCCGAGCAGGCGCGACTCGCTGCGGAACGCGCAGAACAGGAGGAACGCAACCGCGTCGAACGCGAGCGCATCGCGGCCGAGGATGCCGAGCGCCGCCGGGTTGCGGATCTCGATGAGGCCAACCGCCGCGAGATCGCGCGCGCCACGCAGGCCGCCATCGATACCGCGAATGCCGCCGAGTCCGAGCGTCTCGCCGCCCAGGCGCTCGCGCTCGCCGACGCGCAGCGTGAACTCGACGCGGAGCGCGAGAAGCTGGCGCCGCCAGTCGTCACGCCTCCCGTCGCGGAGAAGCCAGCCGAGTGCCCGTATCAGTTCGCGAGTTTCCCGCGGCCCACCTTTGAGCAGATTGTGTTCTGCGTTGGCGAGCGCTGGAACGTGTCCGACGAACAGGTGCGCACCTGGATTCAGCCCGTGCCGGAGTCGGAGCGCTGAGTGGCGGAAGTATTCCTACGCCGCACGCTTTCTGGATTCTCGCCGGCTGACGAGGCGAGCGCCGAGCTATGCCGCAGTTTCAAGATCAACGAGACCTATCGCGCCGACATCGTGCGTCCCCGCAACGGCCCGTGGCATCGCCGATACTGGAAGCTCGTGAGCGTGGTCTACGAGAACTGTGAGCAGTTCGCCAGCGCCGAGTTGCTCCACGGATACCTCAAGCTACGGTGCGGTGTCTCGACGCCAGTGGCGAGCCTTGCGACTGGCGAGGTCTTCATGGTCCCAGGATCAATCGCCTTCCACCGCATGACGCAGGAGCAATTTGAGGCGTTCTGGACGAAGGTGGTAGAGGTGGTGACGACGGAGATTATTCCGGGCCTAAATGCCAAGGATCTCTCTCAAGAGATTGAGAAGCTCTGCGGGCTGGCAGGATGAGCGACACCCCCACCAAGGCCGACCTGGAGCGCTTCCGCAAGCTGCAGGAGCTGGGCTGCATTTGTTGCTTATACGCGGGCAGCGGATACCGGGCGCCTGACATTCATCACTGCCTCAGCGGCGGCCGGCGCATGGGTCACCAGTACACGTTGCCACTCTGCCCAGAGCATCACCGCATCCCGAGCACTGGCGCCGTCGTCGGCCCGGGTCTCGCCGATGGCTCGCGCGTGTTCGCCGCGAAGTGGGGCACGCAGACCGAACTGCTCAACGAAGTGAACAGGTTGATCAGTGATTTGTAGCTGCCCGCTCATGTGGACACCGATCCCCGGCGGCGCCGTGCTCACGCGCTTCGCTCTCGATTCGCAATGCCCAACGCACGGGCGCCCGATTGATGGGAGCAGGCCGGAGTCTCCTGCGGTTCGTCATTCCGCAAACAACCCGGTCAGCCCGACGCAGGTCCAAACGGCAAACATCTTGCCACTCCCGCCTGGGGTCGAGCCGTGGTCCGCTGCGAGAACGCGGCTAGATTCGGACGATGAGATTTAGTTGCACATTCGCTATGCGCGAAGTACACTCTCTCCCGCCGCCCCACAGGAGCCAAGCGAGATGAACCTGATCTGCTCTGTCTGCCACACCGCCAGCCCCGACGAGTTCGACTGCTGCCCATGCGGCGGCCGTCTCCTCGCCCCTTCGATCTACCTTGCCCGTTGTGATGCCGAAGCCGACCGCATTGACGAGATGTGGTCGGCGTTCCACGCGGTGAAAGAGGCGGAAGCGACGTACAGCGAAGGCGCGTTGTTCAAACGCCAGGCCTCGTAAACAACAACTATCTACCGGAGCCACGCGAATGGAAATCACCGAAGTTCACGCCAAGCGCATTCTCGAATTGCTGTCCCATGGGCTGGTCAGTGGCCTCGGCACTCCCGAGCCTGGAAAGATGTGCATCGAGGCCGTAGTGAATCACGCGCTCGGTCGCCCCCACGGCGACGACCCAGGCTGCGTCCATGAATCTCTGCGCAGCCTGAAGATCCGGCTGAACGATTCAAACTGGTCGAGCAACGCGGCTCGCGCCAAGGGACTCACGCGACTCGGCCTCGCCCAGCTCGGCAGTAAAGGCGTGCTCGACACCGAAGAATTCCGTCAGCGCGTCAACACGCTGCGCATTCAGATGCTGGTGCCGATCCGATTTCGCATCGCCGCCAAGAAGCAGAAGACGGCCGAGCATCGCGGGTTGTTAGAGGCGGCGGCTTTGATGCTGGAGCAGGCCCCGACCCGAGACAACTGCATCAAGGCGCGGGATACGGCGAACAACGTCTACAAGGCTGCGGATGAGGCTGCGGATGCGGCTGCGTATGCGGCTGCGTATGCGGCTGCGTATGCGGCTGCGGATGCGGATGCGGATGAGGCTGCGGATGCGGCTGCGGATGCGGATCGCGATAAAATTCTCTCCGACTTTGCCGAAGCCGTCGTCCAGATCCTCATCGACATGAAAGCGCCGGGCTGTAAGTGGTTAGAGCTTGCTCCCTTGGCCTCGCTCACCAATGAGCGGGTGTCGTCATGAGCACAGTAGCGCAGCCGACGCCGAGGCCGTGGAGCGCAGACGGCTTTGATGTTGAAGCGGGATTGACGACCATTTGTACCACCTACCAGTGGGCTCATGGAATTGATCCTTACGGCGTCGAGAACAGCGAGATCGCGCAAGCCAACGCCGCCCACATCGTCCACTGCGTCAACAGCTTCGACGCCCTTACCGAAGCGTACAAAAAGCTTTTGCGGCATGTGCGCGACATCAGCAGCGTGGTGTCGTTCGTCGGGCGCGAAGGCTCTGGCGATGAGATTTGCATCGACGGTGAGAAAGCGCGCGAAGACTGGTGCCCGATGTGTCGCATCGGTGAATGCGTTCAAGACGCCCTCAAGGTGTCGCCGTGAACCTCTACTGCGCCGATTGCTCAACGCCGCACGACCTGGATCTCGACGAGTGCACCCACTGCGACTGCGGCGGAAAGCTGATTGCAGCTTCCGTGCATCGCGCGCGCCGGGAAGCCGAAGCCGATCGCATCGATAGGGCGTGGGAGACGTATCACGCGTCAACGGATGAGCCGCGATACATGGTCCCCGGCATTGCACTCGGTTTAGTCGCCACGCTCTGCGGTGCTGTCGCGCTGGTGGGGATGGTGGTCACGTGAGCCGCTACGAATCCTTACAGGAGATCCCGATGAGAATCTATCTACTGACGTTGCTCGCTTTCTGCTCGATTGCCTGCGCACAGACGGCGCTCGATCCCACGCAGAGCGGTGCGTATCCCGCCTTCCCCACCTTCGCTGACAAAAGCTGCGGGCACGTCACGTTGAGCGTCGAGCAGTACGACGGCGCTGTTGCGATGGTGCGTGCGGTGACGACTTGTCCCGGCAGTGGGCGCGGTAGCAAGGCTCGCACCTGGCTGTACTGTACCGCGGTGGCGACGCCTGACGGGTACACGATTGTCGTTGGTGAACGGCAGCTCGTCACGTCGTGGGTGTTTGGGAGCGCGCCGATGGCGTGTCCGGTAGCGGAGAACAATCATGGGGCGTGAGATTCGCAGAGTGATTCCCAACTGGGAACACCCAACCAAGGAATTCGACCGTATTCGTGGCAGGGAGACCGACTACCAGCCGATGTTCGACGAGCCCTTCGATACCGCGATGGACGAGTGGTATGCGAACTGGAAGGCGTGGAAGCTAGGCAACCCTGACTTCGATAAGCACGGCAAGGATCACCCGAACTACTGGGACTGGTCCGGCGGCCCGCCAGATCCGCAGTACTACCGCCGGAACTGGAAACCGGAAGAAATGACGTGGTGGCAGATGTACGAAACGGTTTCCAAGGGGACGCCGGTCACGCCGCCATTCGCAACTGACGTAGAGCTAGTGGACTACCTCTGCAAGCACGGAACTTTTTGGGATTCCACCCCTTGGAAGCGAACGAATGCGGAGGCGTTCGTTAAGTCTGGATGGGCACCGTCAATGATGGTGTATGCCGGGAAAATCTACACCGCCGAAAACATGGCCGAAGTGCCATGACCATCCAACTACCCGGCGTGCCGGGGAGGGAGCAGAACAAGTGAACATCTACGGCCAACACGGATGGTCTTGCCCGTATTGCGGGCTTGCTCATGCGCCGAGTGTGCTGACCTGTCCGGCTACGGTCACGTATTCCAACAAGATTCTGACTCGCACGGATTGCGGATGCCCAGACGGTCATGAGCGGCATTCATGCTGTTCTACTGCTTGTCCGCGAGCCGGCTTCGTTAAACCGGAAGAGCGGACGTGAACGCCTTACCAGAGGAGCCACAGGCTAAGTTGCCCAGCGATCTCGCGCAGCACATCACGTTCGAGGGCTGCGACTACGTGCTGATGTCGCCAGAGGATTACGACGCGCAGGCGGATGAGGTGCGGCGATTACGTGAGGCGCTGGAAGGGAATCTGGAGCCGCTGACCTCGGCGCAAATTGAGCTGCTGCGGCAAAAATCATTCGTTCAGGGAGCGGCTTACGCGCTAGCCACCATTAACCGCAATCACGATCAGCCAACGATGGTTGCAGAAGTATTAATTGCACTCGGCGTGACTACTGCCGTTGAACTAGGCAAGAACGGCGTTGAACTTTATGACATTGATGGATTGCGTGACGCACTTGAATACATGCGGCGCAGAGGAATAGCCACGAAACGCCAGCGCGCCGCCCTCACGCCGCGCGGGAGCCGGACATGATCTCGGCGGAGAGGTTGGAGGATCTGATCTACTGGTTAGACCGCAAGTGGAATCGCCACAAGGAAGAGGAAGACTTGGAAGCAGCCAACGCGTTGCGTGAGTTTTCGAAGCTTCGCGCCCAGGGGTTGAGCCAGGAGGATAGAGAGGCGCTGCACGAAGCTGCGGATTTCATAGAGCCGAGGCTTATGTCGTCCACCTTGGCGACATCGCGTGGCCACGAAATAGCCGCCATCCTCCGCCGCCTGGGAGGGCAGACATGAGCGTTCTTGTAGCCGCGCTCTACGTGCAAACGAACGGCTGCTACTACGGGCTTCCTGACGTGGACCCGTGGGATGTAGATAGGGACGCGCGTAAGTACGCGGGCCCGTATCCAGTTGTCGCGCACCCGCCGTGTCAGAGATGGGGGAAGTTCTGGGCCGGCCAACCACTGCATATCAAGCGCACTGGCGAACGAAAGACCAAAGGCGATGACGGCGGGTGTTTTGCCGCAGCACTTCAGGCGGTGCATACATATGGCGGCGTGATCGAACATCCCGAGGGCTCCCATGCGTGGGGCCATTTCGGCATGAGGCGCCCCCCGAGAGAAGGCGGCTGGGTTGCTGCGGAAAGTTGCGGCGGCTGGACTTTGCGTCCTGGCTGGACGTGCTGTGTTGAGCAGGGCAGTTACGGCCATTACGCACGCAAACCGACTTGGCTGTATGCGGTCGGCGTCGATCTGCCGGAACTCAGGTGGGGCAAGAGCGAGGCCAAGCTAGACCCCCGCGTCATCGAGCGCATGGGGCTGAAGCGGGCGAAACGGTTGGGCGAGGTTGGAGCACGAGGGGGTGGCAAGGACCGCGCTGCGCGAATCGGTACGCCGCCAGAGTTTCGCGACCAGCTTCTAGCTATTGCTCGAAGCGCAATCAGTATGTCGGAGGCCGCATGACCACCCGCCCCACAGTCGAGGGAGTGAGTGAGAACCTGTTCGAGTCCGCTGTCGAAGCGCTGGGCGATCTAGCCGACTATGCCTACAAAAACGGGTATCACGAGTTTGGCTACGATCCCGTACAGGTAGTAATTGACGCTCGCGAAGCCGCCAGCCAGCAGCTCGCCGATGTGCTGACGAAAGATCGGCTCAAGACCAGTGAGATAAACATTCTCACGGCAGAGAACCGCAAGCAGACGCAGCAGCTCGCCGAGATGCGCGAGGCTTTGGAACGGATTGCTGCGTCACACGGCGCGTCCGATCATTCATGCTCGCGCCGCGGCATAGCCGATGCGGCATTAGAGCGGTTCGCAGCTCATGAAGCGGTATGCAAACACCCACCAGACAGCGTTACTTGGGATGACAGCGACAAGTTAAACGCGTTTTGGAGATGCGGGGACTGCCTATCTAGAATCCGCTACGGGGAAGTAGATGGCGATCCGCTCGATATCTCTCACCCAGTAGCCTATCCCGCCTCTCCCTCGCAGCCCGAGCGGGGGAAGTGTGCAAAGTGCAATGGATCGCGCCGTGTGCTCGTGGATCATGGGCAGCAACGCGACCAGTACGAACAAGCATGTTAAGGGGACTATTTGAAATAAGGCAAAGACAGCGCCTTACCGTTGAGACGCTTGGCCTCGAAGTTCCTGGTGCAGAGTGGGAGTTTGCCGAATAGACTTTGCCGACTTGCCGCCGTTAGCGGCTCTGAACCAAGCGCCGATGTAAATCGGTAGCAACCGCGGGCCGACGCGGGACAATCAAATATAGGCCTTCACCTACTGCGAATCCACATCTGACATGCCGCAAGCGTGTTCCTGTTCTCTTCCGCTTCTACTGCGTATTGGAGGAGGTCGGCTGAGGGGTCGAAAGTATCGAGCGCATCCGCTTGACCGTCGTGTCCTTCGGTGCCTGTAGGATCGACTGCGGAGGCTGTGGCGGGGCCGGACACACCGGTGGTGGTGCTTGGCATCCTGCGGCAAGAAAGGTGAGGCAGAGGCTTAGCGCGCTCCAAATCCAATGCTTTGTTGGCATCGAGTAACTGCTGGTCGATCTTGGCATTGAGTTCGCGTTCATGTTTGCGGCTTTCCTGTTCTGCAAGTAGATCAGCCTTCGACTGGGTAAGTTCTATAGCCAATGCCTTGGCATGCTTTACGGCAATGTGTTCGCGCCAGATGAGGAAGCCAATGGCGAGCGCAATTGCGGCGTAGGCATAGAGGCGAAACTGACTCAGGCCGAACATGCTAAAATCCTCTCGCGCTGTGCCCAAGCTGATTCACAAGGCGTGGGAAGTAAGGCGGTTATGGCGAAGTGAACGGGTGAATCCGGCGCCAACACGCAACGAAACCAAGGCGGGAGTTTGACTACCGCATCTTGTCCAGCGCTACTCACTTCCTCGGCCTTATCGTCACAGGCCCAAACCAAGTTTCCATTATCATCACAGATCCTTCACGATATCGATGAACCTCAGCAAGTCGTTCACGATTACGCCTTTGCGTATTTTCCGCACTTGGCAATAAGGACAACACCCTCTGCCGGTTTCGGTACGACAGAGGAGCGGGGGCGGGAGATCGCAGTATAGCCGTCAGCCGTAGCCCGGGTTTTGTCGCACTTTGCTCCAAGGCGAGCTGTGCCAGCTTTTGAACCTCTGAGAAAGACGAACCGTCCATAATCAGACCTCACGTTAAAAGCTGTAGGCTCAACTACAGTTAAGTCTGTAGGTGGGCTGGGAGTCGTATCCTGCGTGACTGTCACAGCAGCCGTGGCATTTGCGCTCAACGCAGCAACGGTCTTGGTCGCGATGTTCGATTTAGCGGATTCCTTTCCAGTTGAGCTGATCGCAGTCACGGCGAAGAACCAGCTTCCATTCGCTACATTCATTACCGCTGTTCCCGAAGCCGGAGCTGTCACCGTCATCGCCTGGCTCAGGGTCGTCGCCGAGGTCCCAAAATAAACCTTGTAGCTCGCAAGGTTCGTCAAAGGAGAGTTGTCCGAATTCAAAGTCGGTGGGGTCCACTGAATTGGAACCGTGACAGTCGTAGGGAAAACACACGTCAGCACATAGCTTTTGCTAGCAGTGACTGCTACAAAACTCTGATTACCACTAGCTCCCTTACTCCCGGTCCAGTCACCTGATGCTGTACAGCTCGTTGCTGTTGGTGTCGTGGACCACGTGAGGGTTACCGGTGTTGAACCGATGGCGGATGTCGGTGCAGCGGTAAGCGTAACGGTTTGGGCTTTCGCAATGCCTGTCAGGCCGACAATGACTGCGAGAATGCGGATGAAGTCTTTCATGGAGTACCCTTAGAAGTATTGATGAAACCTCGCCAGAAAGTGCATAGCGCAATGGTCGCCATGTAGTACTTAAGGTGTGCTGGAGGGATGATTCCATCAACAGCAGCTAGAGCCGCTATTGTACCCCCAACAAAGCCAAGGATCTTGGTTCCGTGATTGTTCCACCAGTTCAATGGATTCATTGCCATTCTCCACTACGCATTTGAATTGCTAGACGAGTTGCTCGTATACCTACTTGCTGGGCCCAAGTCGTGCTCAACATGTTGGAAGCTGCGGCTTCATAGTCACCATTGCGCACTTGGTTAAGGAAGTTCGGCCAATCCTTGATGCCGTCATTATCGAACGGCTCAAGACCTAGATTGAAGGCCATATTGATCAGCACGCCTTGTCGTGCGGGATCGAGCTGAGCAATCCACGGCAGGTCGCGATAAAGAGCGCCAGTCGTTTCGCGAATGTCGTAGTCGAGCAGTGCGTCGATGATGGAGTCAGGAAGCCTGCCGCCCTTGCGAGCATCGATGAGATGGCCGACACCAATGGTCCAGTAGCCAAGCGAGTCTTGGTAAGCAGATGGCTTTCGCCCTTCATCGCGGATGAGTTGAACGCGCAGCTTTTCGGAAATCTCGGTCATACGATCCCCGACTTTCGTTTCAGCACGTCGATCCACGCCTCGTGTTCTGTGACGCGATTCGCGATGTCATGCTTTGCATGGCGCAGGCGCAGGACTTCTTCCTGCAATTCCTTGATCTGCGCGGCGTGCACGGCGAGACCCACGGCCATACCGCGTTGAACGCCGAAGTAACCCGCGATCCACGGACCGATGAGCGCGACTACGGCGAGTGCGATCTCGAAGCCCGTAGGCATCAGAAGATCCAGGCGCCTGCAACGAAGCAGGCAACGCCGAAAGCTAGTACCGCGTGCCAGAGCTTCACGCTGCCGCTGCGGTTACAGCCAACGCTGAGCGCGGCCTTGAGGTTGCGAATGATCACACCGCCGTCACTTCCGCCCATGCGCCTTCTCCTTTCCAGTCATGCGTTCAAGATTTCCAGTAGGCCCGTGCTGCGTATCGCCTGGCACCTTCCAGCCGTTCAGCATTGCGTAGGATTCCATATCGATGAGCCTGCGTTCGGCGAGCCACGCTTGGGTCTTGGTATCGTGCTGTTCGCTACGCAATGCCGCGAACTCTGATCGCCAGTTTTCGCGTTCGGTCTCCAGCAAATTGCGCGTGGCCTTGCTGTCACTCATGGCCCACACGCCTGCAGCGACCGAGAGAAGCATCACGAATATCGCGGCGCCAAGAATGATGACGCTGGCATCGACGCGCAGAGAATTGCTGTTTGCGTTGCCGCTCTCACGAGCCGTTACGCGCGCATCCACCACCTGGCTGTCACTGTTTATCAAGCGCATCCGGCCCTCCTCGGGTGATCTTTCCCTCCAGGGAGTCTTGCCGGACTTCTCCGCGATCAATCTGCTTCTGCTGCATTTGAACCAGAGATTGCAGGGAGGCGATGCTTGCCTGCTGAATAGCCTGCGTGTCTTTGATCTGGAATATTTGCCACATGATTCCAGTGGCAGCGGCAATCAGCAGCGCATCGACAATTCGCTTCTCACGCGAGTTGCCGTTGCGCGTGTATGTAGCGCCTGTCGCATTGCTGGCGTGGATGTCCTTGAGCTGATCTTGCTGGTCGTCGCTCATTGCGATGCTTCCGCCACGAGGGCGCCCGTGATGAGCGAGCTGCCGAGACCGATGACGATTGAGGCCCAGGCCGGATCATCCATCATACGTTCGCCGCCACCGCGATCTGAAGCCACTGCGCGTAGTTGAGCGCGTACTCAAGCATCACGGTCTTGCGAGCGACGCCCACGATGTCAGCGCCACCGATGAGCCGAATGTTCCCGGTGTTGTGCTTGAGCGTGGTGTTGCCGTCGGTGAACACGAGGGTGAGGCGCTGGCCGGGCACCGGATTCGCGAGCGTGTTGATGTTCGTGGCACCGGCATTCGTGACGACGAGCTGCGTGACGCCGCCGTACACGTCAGGCGCCGTGTCGGCTGCGGTATAGACGCCAGTGATGCCGCCCCACTGATCCTTGACCACGACCTTTTTGTTGGTCTGCGCGGCCTGAAACTCGGCCATGAGGTTGAGTAGTGTCGAGTCGATCTCGTTGTCCGCGATGCGCACGACCGCAGCACCGCCGGATGGCACGGTCGCAGTGTTGGTGGTAACGAACACGAAGCGCACCGGGCTGTAGCCAGCGCCAGAGATAGAGCCATTGAAGCTGTTGCGCAGCACCTGGACGTTGGTGATGTCGAGCGCGCCCTGCGGCGCGTTGGCACCCAGCTCAATACACCGGTACGAGATGTTCGCGATGTTGGTCACGAAGAATTTGTTGTCCGTGATCTGCACGCCCAGGCCGTTGTAGATCGTGAACTCGTTGGCATTGCCGCCGACGGCGTGATCCGAGCGCACCGTGTTGTTAGACACCTGCACGTTGGAGATGCGGTAGAGCGTGGGGTTTGACTGCTCGCCAACCCACAAGGAGGGCACCGCGTTCTGCCGGCCGAACATCTCGTTGCCGTCGATGATGCAATCGCCGATGTTGTCGGCGGTGGGCGTGTCCTGCTGCACGCCGATCGCGCCATCCCAGTAGTCGATGATCTTGTTGTTGCGGATCGAGTAGCCGCGGCCGCGCGCGCAGAAGATCGCGGGACGGGCGGTGCCGGCGACGCCTAACTTGTGGTCGCGAATGATGTTGTCGTGGATGAAGGCGCCGAAGTCGATACCCGGGTTCGGGCTGCCGCGCGCGCCGTAGATCGAATGCCGCTGGCAGCGACGGATGACGTTGCCGCGGATGTGCACATTCTTGGCGCCCGCGAAGTGCACGCCGTAGCCCTGGCCACCAAGGACACCGACCATCGTGTCGATGACGTTGTTGAGCGCGAAGCAGTTCTCGTAGCTGCCGGCGCTGTCGGCGTTGAAGCTGATGGCGGCGTTGAGGTTCTTGAAGTTGCAGTTCTGGACGCGGATGTTCGAGAGCGTCTGGCCGCTTAAATTTCCGACGCCGTACTGGGTGTACGTGGCTCCCGCGTTGCCATCGCCCTCGAAGCGGATGCCATCGACGACGATGTCGTCGCAGGTGCCAACGAGCTTCAGGATGATCGCGTCGACCGCAGCGCCAACGAGTCGCAACCGACCCACACCACGGAATGCGAGGTGCGTCTTGTTGGTGATGTTGAGGCCGGCGCCAGTGATCTTGTAATCACCGTTCAGCATCAAAGTCTGGCCAGCGGCGAGAGCTGTGATGGCCGCCTGCACTGCGACGCTATCGTCTGTCGTCCCATCGCCTATTGCGCCGAAATCTTCGGGCCACACAAGGCGGCGCAGTACAGTCGCCACGGATTCGGCGACCGCGCCGGTGTCGGTGCGCCGATAGCCGACCAGGCGCGAGCCGTCGCTGCCGGAAGTTGTGACAGCGAGATCGGTGCGCAGCGCAGAATCGTTGCCCGTGCCGCTCAAGCCGATCGGCAAACCTGAGGCATCGATGCCTAGGAACTTACCAACGATGTCAGCTTTCTTCGCAAGCGACATGTCGCGCGCGACTTCGTAGTCAGGGAAATGAATCGCGGAGTCCGCGAGGCGCCGCGTGTCTTGAATCTGGCGCTCCAGGCGATCGAATTCGTTCTCGTG